GATATCTATGCAAAGCCTGTTAAAGCCGACGTTTTAGGAGACTGGGAATACAGCCAGTCCTGCCCGACATCAGGCTCAGTAGAAGTTGTAGACAACACCATTACCTTGCATGGTCCCGACCAGAACGGATGTTCGGGTGCAGCGCATTGGGTGAAGATTGAAACCACTATCCCCGCCGATGTGAATACGGTTGATTTCACTTGGTCGTATCAGACAACTGATGGTTGGGTGTATGACCCGCCACAGTACGGCATCAACGGCACCTACACGCTTATCACCCAGCAGAACAATGCGACTGGAACCAAGTCGGTACCCGTGAACGAGGGTGACATTTTCACGTTCCGCCAATACTCGATAGATACCTGTTGCTCACCTGGGCATTTGACTATCAGCAACCTGTCGTTGTGGGAGTTCACCGCAACAACAACCACCACCGAAGTGTCCACAACAACCGTTCAGGAATCCACTACTACAACGGATGTGTCCACAACAACTGTGGCTGTGACTACAACGGTGGAGTCAACTACTACTTCTTCCGTACCGACCAGCACATCGTTAGCACCAGAGCCGACCATGCCAGAACCGTCAACAACGACAACATCTACAACCTCCAGTTCGACTACAACTTCAACAACTCAAGTACCTACAACCACCACTTCAACTACGACCACCTCGACGGTTGTTCCAACCACAACCACCACAGAATACGTGTCACCACCAGTAGCGCAGCCACCTGTAATGGTTCAGCCTGAACCCATAGAACTGCCAACCATAGAAGATATGGAACCAATCCCAGTAGTGATAGAACCAGTTGAAGAAGCACTCCCATACGAAACCTCCGAGACTTACCCTACTGTTGAGACACCAGATACCCTACCGTTTGTCGGCGTGACCGAACCCGACTTCGTAGACGACCTGCCCGACTTTGAACTGCCCGTGATAGATGAGCCTGCCGTAGACATCATCATCCCAGAAACCCTCCCAGACGCACCAGAAGCCCCTCTAAGCGTCGAAGAACTAGAAACCATCCTAGACACCACAGAAACCGTAGAAGCCCTCACAGAAGCCCTAGAAGAACTCACCTCTGAACAGGCTGAACAACTCATCGAAGCCATCTTGGAAGAAGAACCAACCCAAGAGCAAGCCACAGCCATCGCATCCAGCCCAGCCGCCCTAGCCGTACTCACATCCGACCAAGCCACCCAAGTCTTTGAAGCATTAGACGTAACCGAATTAGATAACACCCAGTTGGAAGCCCTAGCCGAAGCCGTCACCGATGCACCAACCGAAGTCAAAGAAGCGTTTGAAGATTCCGTGGACATCTTCTCCGAAGGACTCGGCACCTATGTTCCAGTGGATAGCAAGATTCCTGTGTCCGAACGCCAAACCCTCATCGCCATCGCAGCGGGGGCAACCCTCACCGCAGCATCAACTAGAATGCGACGATAATGAAAAAGATACTTTCGTACCTCGGTGACAACACGTGGACATGGGCTGGAACAGGGCTGGTTCTTATCACCCTGTCAGGACCGACCCTGCGTCAAGCGTTACTGGTCACAGGTATAGCGATTGTTGTACACTCGGTAATCACTCTCGGACAGAAAGACTAATAGCAATGGCAAAACTTCAGAACATCCTGTTTCGTATCGGCGCACTATTCGGCTCCTCAGCCCTTGCTGCTATTGCTGGTGGCGCACTCATCGGTGTAGAACTTTGGAAGTCTGCTGCCCTTGCAGGACTTATGGCATGTGCGCAAGTTATCGAGAAGTTGCTGCGTTTCTCTGTTGATGGTTCACTCAGCAAGGAAGAGATTGAACTTGCTTTTGCGGGTGCAGGCTCGGTCAAGAAGAAGGCTGAAGAAGTAACAGAGTAATGGCAAAAATGAAAAAGGTAGACATCTCCAAACTGCCAATCATTCCTGTCAAACTTTGTTCGCATCTGAAGAACGCTAAACCTGGTGCGCTTGGTCCAAAACTTCTTCGCCCGATTGAAGGCAAAGGTGTGTTGCATCATTGTGCCGCCGACGCATACGAGGCGATGGATGCGGCAGCAAACGCAGAAGGAATTGATTTATCTCCGACATCTCCAGCGGACACATATCGCACGTTGGCGGTACAAGAGTACGGGTTCTACCAGCGATACACCACCGAAGTAGTTAAAGGCGAGAAGCCTCGCGTATACAAAGGCATCCCTTACTATCTGAAAAAAGGTAATGCGATGATGGCTGTCCCTGGCACCTCGAAGCACAACCTCGGTATTGCTGTTGACATTAAGAACTCTACTGAACCGAAACGTTTGCAATGGTTAGCAGCAAACGCTGTGTCCTTCGGGTTCTCATGGGAAGCATTGCCATCTGAACCATGGCATTTGCGTTATGTAGCAGGTGACGACATTCCTGAGCGCGTTAAGGCGTGGCTCGCAGCAAAGACGGCATGACAGACCTATGGATGCAGGGTGGAGCCTTATTCTCGCTGCTGCTGTTACTGGTGCTTTCGGTCTGCTGACCGTCATCGTTTCCCAGTTCCGTAAAGAAAACCGCCGCGACCACGATGTCGTCATGGGGATGTTGAAGTACATAAACAAAGGCATTAACAGGACTGAAATCAAGTTGGATAAAGTGTCAGAAAAAGTGTCTGACCACCTAGAAAATCATCCAAAATAATATAGTGCTGTTAACAATCTATATTCCAACATTCAAAAGACTTGATATCGGTCCGTGTTTAGAATCGATAGTCCCACAGATTGTTGATGGGGTTGAACTGATTGTTAGCGACAATGACCCAGATGGTTTCGCTGAACCGTTTGCCCGAAAGTTCCCGCAGGTTCAATACAGTAAAAGGCTAAAGAACGTCGACGGCGACCCAAACGTGTTTCGTGGGGTTACGCAAGGTAGCGGTAAATATGTTTGGGTTTTTGGTGACGATGACACAATGTTGCCTGGGACTATTGAGATGTTGTTGCCTATGCTTGATGGTGTAGGTCGGGTGTTGCATTGGACTGCGAACAGTCGTGAAGTTGGCGCAGGGTTCTCAGGGAAAATGTGTGACTACATGGACTCCCTCAACGACAAATCTATTCTTGTTGCTTCGACAACGATTACTTCTACTGTGTGGCGCAGAGATGCCATGAACCTGAGTTTGGGCTTAGATAAATTAGACACAAGGTATCCTTTGGCTTGGGCTGGTTTGGATATAGACACCATCAAGGTGATGCCAGTACCTACGATTACCGTTGGTTATATTCATCAAGATAATTATTTTTCATATTTCCCGTTGGTGATGGGTGAATATATTTGGGCTTGGAGTGGGGCTGTTGGTGCGAAACCAATAGATTTTTCAAGTCAAGCAAATGGATGGAATTTTGTGAGTGTTTCATTAGAAAATCACCCAAAATAATCGACTAACAGTTCGTTTCGGTGGTAACTTAGCGAGTCCTATGACACGCGAAACGCTATACACAATAAGGAAATACCTAGTCACAGCCCGTGTATCACGCCCAGAAGAAGACGAATTCTTTCGCGCATTACAAGAACTAGACCGTCTCCTCATGGCGGCTCCGTCACCTGACCGCACCCCTGCCCTACACTGATGCTATGGAAGGTGGTCAGAGATACCCGATGGTCCTTGTGACGTGGGCTGATACTCACCTGTCTGAAGGCGGATGGCTAGACCTACCAGATTACGAAGATGACGGCGAGTGCATCGTTGCATCTGTTGGTTTTCATATACCTGTCGGCGACCCTGGTTCAAAAGAGAAACATATGACGTTGTGGCAGACACTTTGCAAAGATGAAGGTATCCACGCAATCCATATCCCTGTTGGCATGGTGCGTGATATAAAAATTCTCGGATAGGTACTTGACATACGGTATCACAGCCTGTATGGTGATACTTCAACAAGCAACGAAGGGAAACAATAATGCAAATCAAACGCTACCGCATTACCAAAAACATTCACGGTGGACAAGACTGGTTGAACGACCGCTTCTGGGATGAACAGAAACGTAAACGAGTATCAGCATCAGCAGTCGCAGCAATCTACGGACTGCACCCATTCGTACCCGCAGAAAAATATGCGGCAGAACTTTTAGGTGACGTGCCCCCCGCACCTATACCACCCAACCCTGCAATGGAACGCGGCAACCGTCTCGAACCGTTCGTGTTGGAGTGGGCAATCGACAAGACAGGCATCAACTTCGGGACACCAGAAGAAATGTTTGTAGCAGAATCAGACAACGGCGCACGCATGATAGCCACCCTCGACGGCTTCATCGAAGATGAAAACGGGCGACAAGTCCTAGAAATCAAAACATCAAACCGTGAATGGCAAGGCACACTCCCCGACTACTGGCGCATACAGGGAATCCAACAAGCCATCTGTGCGGATGTAGACCAAATCACATGGGCAATCTTCGACTCCACAATGGTGCTTCACATCTATGTGCAAACCATCACTGACGCTGAGAAAGAAGAACACTGCACAAAGGTCGGACAATGGCTGGCAAACATCGACCTCGGTATCACACCAGAGGGTGTCTACTGGTCGTATGAAACCATCACCGCCCGCTACCAAAAGGTAGAACACACCAGTATCGAACTGCCTTCCACTGCCACAGAACTGATAGCACAACTGAAACATGTGAAATCAGAACTGAAATCTTATGGTGAGATGGAAGACAGATTGAAAGCAGAACTGTGCGATTTGATTGGACCAAATGAAATTGCTACAGTCGATGGCACAGTCGTTGCCACATGGAAGGGCAAGTCGTGGGCATCGTTGGATATTAAAACGTTGAAGCAAATGGAGCCAGCGATTGCAGAAAAGTATTCGAAGCAGGTGACAAACCGTACCTTGCTTTTGAAGGGTGAACGATGGTAGACCATCATCGTTTCAAAGA